AAAGCAATCTCAACCAAACGACTGTTGAATGCCTTGTTCTCCACGTTGGCCAAAATCAAACGCTCCCAGTAGGCCTGCGCCTCAGTGATCGCCTGATCCAGTGCCTCAGCAAAATCTGCGTGCTCTTTCTTAAACCGTTGCGCCACCGAGGAGGATATCCCCACCGACGAAAACATCATCTTCTGAGAGGCGCCCTCTTTCCCCAGCGCGATAATCTTTTCACAGATCGCCGGATCATACTCGTACTTGTACTTGGTACGGGTTTTCTTTTCTGTTGCCATGGTAGTTTCCTTATAATAGGCCGCTCATCGCGGCCTTCTATACAGAATTACCCATTTTCTGGTGGGTTCTTGGCCAGAGTCTCGTCACGAATTTGTGCTCGTTGTTTGGCCTCCTTAATCGCGTCGTTGATTACCAAGCGCGTCACCGCACCGGCCATCTCGGCAATTTTCTGGTCTTTGCTTTTGACTCCCAGTGAGTCAAGTAAGTTGGTTGCTGTGTTCTTTTTCATTTTTCATTCCTTTTACGAATAATATCGATACACCCCTCTATTGCGGTGTACCACCCAATATGCTGCCCGTCACCGTCCTCTTCCATGAACTCTTGGAGTGCCTCAATAATTTCTTGCCGCTCACGTTTAAGTAACTCGTCTTCGGTCACTGCACGCCTCCCCACTTCTTATAGTCAAACATATTCTTTTCTGCTGAGTCGTCGATCACCTTCTTGTTACCCGCCGCGATGACATCGTGCACCGTTGCCAGTGACGTGATGATATTTAAAAGTGTTAGTCGTTGCGCTTCATCCACTAGTGCCTCGACACTGGTAGCGTCTGCGCTGAACACGCCTGGGGCTATCTCTTCAAACCCCGCCTCCTTTGCTAACCCACTGTATTTAAATTTACTCACAGCTTTAATTCCTTTCGTATGCGTTTGATTGCCTGCGCCCAGTGGTATCGCCAATACTTTTCAGTGACGGCTAAGTCTTTGTGTGTGTACCCCAACAGATGCGCCTCCACGATCTCTTGCTGCTGAGGTGTTAACTTACTGGAGATAACATTGTAAACGTCTTGAACGGTATCAGGCCCCCACGGTGCCCAGTGTATCGCCGCCAGTGGTTCTACACTGGGGTCGTCACTCTCCATAGGATCAACTTCTTCATCAGACAACCGCCGAATCGTTGCGTTAAATTTTCTCATTGCAATTTAAGCGCATTCATCAGCGCCTCCTGTGTGTCAATCTTTCCCTGCAGTACGTCCATCACCTGCGCGTCAATACTCTTGGCCATCGTTAAATGATGCACGATCACGGGTTTGGTTTGCCCCTGTCTGAACACCCTGGCGTTTGCCTGCAGGTAGTCTTCACCTGACCACGGCAAATCAAACCACACGATCTGCGCCGTATCACCCACGTTACACTGCAGGTTCAATCCGATGCCTACACTCTTAGGGTGACAGAGTAGTGTGCTGATCTTACCCTCTCTCCATCCCCTGATAGTCGCCTCATCATCTGGATCGAGCACCACCGCATCAGGTAGCGCCTTCCTCAATCGATTGAGTGCGTGCTTGTAGTTGTAGAATATCAGCGTAGGTGTCTCATCTATCATGTCGAGCAAATAGTCCACCTTGTCTGTGTGGACCTCGGTGACTTTCTTTTCTTCATTATAAATTTCGCCTGACGTAATCTGTAGCAGCTTGTTAGTCAACACACCCGCTGTGACTGCCGTCACTGTGTCGCCCTTCACCTCAGCCACCATGTCCTTCTTCATGCGCTTGTAGATGTCTAACGCCTTTTTACTCCATTCAATCTGGTGCGTGATGTCCTGACGTTCTGGCATCGTCAAGTAGTCATCAGCGCGCAAAGAAAAACAGACGTCGGATATCTTTGCATCAATTAATTCTTTTGCTCCAGGTTTTAATTTCCAACTCCACACGACACCAGTGCGTCGATCCTTTTGATCTGGCTCAAAGTATTGTTCCTTAAACTTCGTCATTGACGAACCAAGCCGATGGCCAAGATCGAGAATAGAAACTTGGGTCCACAGGTCCAGATATGACTTGGGCGTGGGTGTTCCTGTCAAAATATACCGATGCTGAAAGTTTTTGAGCATACCCTTTAACGCCTTCCACCTTTTCGACGTTGGGTTCTTGAAGCGGCTGCTCTCGTCGATCACCAGAGTCGTCCACTGTGGTAGATTCGTCTGTTCCATTAGCCATACAACATTTTCCACATTCACGATGTAGACATCTGCAGGTGAGTGCAGTGCATCCATTCTTTCCTGCGGTGTGCCCACAATCAATGCAAATTTTAACTGGGTCGTGTGTTCCCATTGTTTAGCCTCCTGTCGCCATACGTTCTTTGCTACCGCCTTCGGGGCTATGATCAGCGTCTTGCCCTTGATGATGGTCAGCGTCGTGATTGTCTTTCCTAAACCCATGTCCATCAGCAGGCCCATGTGCGGGATCTGCTTACTCTTTTCGATCAGTCTCCTCTGGTACTCGTGGAGATTCTCTAAACGCAACATCAGTAGCCTCCTCTTTCTCGCGCTGCTTGGCTATTATCAATTTTTGTATATGCAGGTCTCGTGATGTAGGTGAAGGCGGGATCATTGAAATGTGGGGGATGGGCTCCACCATTTTCTACTTCCTTTCGTTTTTTATGAAGCCAGTCTGCAACTGCATACAGCTCCTTCTCAGTTGCCGTTGACTTGATTGTGTTTGCTTTATGGGATATCCACGCAACATTGCCTCTGACGTACCCCATGTCTGGAATGATGCGGTCTAATGAAGGTGAGTCATCTGCCGGTGACCCATTACCACCATACCCCCACTTCAGTGGCACCTTGAATATCGGACATAAATTTGGGGCGATGGCTGAGAGATATTTTGTATCAACTTCGAACTTAATATCTTTTGCTTTCGCTCGTCTTTTTATGTCGTATCGCAATCGTGCTATGTGTGTCTGCTTGGCTTGGTCAAATGCTTTTTCAGGATTAGTCACAACGCCTCCACGAATTGTTTAACGTCTTCCTCGCTTGCCAATACGTAGACCTTTATGCCTATCCCCTCCAACTGACCAAGAAAAAACATCTGTCGTGCTGATAGCTTTCCTTGTGGGTCTTTTAGTTCCACTAACTTTATCTGGCCGTTGCACAGGACTATCCGATCCGGTACTCCCATCATGCTCGGGCTCACCCACTTCGGGCACAGTCCCTTCTTTTCCTTCACCAACTTGACCAGAAGTTTTTCGATTGCTTTTTCGTTTTGCATACTTGTGTATCTCCATGACGCACGCCTGATAGATCTGCTCTACCAGGTGCTGCATTAGGTAGGCGCGTGTCTCCTCGCCTACCCCTTCATCCTCGCCGATGTGTTCAAAAATTCTTTCAACGACGTGGATGGTCTCATGCGCCACGATACCCGCCATTCCAGATACATCATGCGCAATTGATTCAACACTAAAGATAACGACGACAAACGATTCACCTTGATTACTGAATGCGTATGTCTCCGCTATCCCATACTGCAGTGGTGCCACCTCAGGGTTAGCATACTCCGGCACCCCGTACTTTTTAAGTATCTTAAAAAAGTCTTTGCTTGAAAAGCATACCTCGACAGGCGTTGGAAAAAATCCCGCGTCTATGTTGTAGATACTCATGCGAATATTTCCTCTTTCTCAAATTGAGATATACCATCGATGTACTTCTTGGCCTTCGCATTCAGCTTCACACCGCGATAGATGTTACACAACTCACCATCGACGCGCGCACGCTCTGCAACCACTCGATGATCCTGAGTCGCTGCAAGAAAACGACGCTTGAATGTTAAGTCATTACCTGGTGGTATGTTCTTCGCGGTGCTCCAACGCCTCCAACATGTAAAGACGTCATCCTTCTGCGCGAATCCCTCAAGGTCATACTCCAGTGCGTCAGTCACGAATGACCCAATTGGGTTACCCAACTCCTCCATCAACTCCAACAACTCACGTCCAGTTGATGGTTGCTGGAATCGCTGACCCTCACGCGCCATGCGTCGCTGCTGACCCTCGATGGACCAGTTGAAAATACCTGGTAGCTCCTTCGCGAGTCTGTCTGCAAGCTGCGTGTCTTCCTTGCCGTAGAAGCTGTTGCTCATCTTAAAGACTATCATTCGCCCTGTTAGTGCGTTTGAGTTTTCTGTAAGCTGCAAGGCCTCGTTGGAGTAGATCACGATACGTGTTGGCAAGTAGCCAGACCACGACTCTTTATTTTTCCGATTCACCGTCACCGTGTCGCCACCAACAATACGCAAAAGCTGAGACACAACGGCTCCACGATTGCGATCCGGTGCCCGTGCGTCCGTAAAGCTCGCGAGCAACTTTCCAATCCACGGCTGGAGTCCAAAGGTATCGCATAGTTCCTCCAATTGTGGCGCCACTGTGTTGTGCTGACCAAGCAGCGACACCAGCACCTTGTTAATTGTGCCCTTGCCTGAACGACGTGGGCCGATGATATTAAAAAACTTTTGCTGACTGGAGTCACCCGAGAGTATGTAGCCAAACATTTCTTGCAGGCAGTCTACGCTCTCCTGATCCTCTGGCCACAGGTCATTCAAAAACTTCATCCACGTCGGGCACTCAGCCGTTGGGTCATACGCAAACGGTAATGAGTTCAACGTGAAGAAGCCCAGTGAGTGCGGTATCAAAAGATTCTGCTCAGTATGGAATAACCCATTTTTGAGCGATACCAGTTTCGCAGGGTCAGGCCTGTCGTTGCCGTACCCATCCAACCACACCGGTGGTCGGGTGTTGGACGTGTTAGGCAGGTGGGTCGTAGCCTTCACCGCGTCCAAAATACCAGACACGGTAGAAGGGCCAGGGTTGAACGGGGTCAGGTTGTTCTTGCGGTCGAACTTCTTGCACTTGTCCAAGAAGTCGTACAGGTGCGACCTGACCGTGGCCTCCTCGATGTCCTCGTAGTGCGTGCCCTTGAATTGGAACATGTCACCGGCGTAGCTCGTCAGTGTCGTGCCCTCCTCGCAGGTGTAGCGGCTGTCCAAGAACTCCTTGGCGTGGTTCAAAGGCCCACCATGCAGCACCTTTTCCCCGTTGGCTATAACCTCCGCCTCCTTGCCCTGACGTACCTTGAAGACCAGTGACCGGAGTGTAGTCCCGCCGGTGCCCCCGAACGTAGACCACTTCTTCTCACACTCACCCTCGACGTAGGTGGGGCAGTTGCCGTCAGCATACGACCACCGATCCCATAGCTCCAAAGCCTCGTAGTCACCCGCGAACTGGTGCTGTAGTGCCATGCCGACCGCCAACCAACCCGCGTACCCACAGTCGGGGTCGATGCTTGCCAGTAGCTCGGTCTCGACGCGTGCCAAATCCCAACCCTCCAGTGGTGGGCTGTAGTCCGCAAACGAATCGCCGGTGTGCACACGTTGGCGCTCAGGCACCAGACTCTGTAGGTTCTGCTCCTCGTCCGGTATAGACCCACCTAGGGTGTGGCCTGTAACCGTGAAGTAACGACCCCGTGGGTAGATCTCAAGGCCCTTGTCGTGGTCAACGTGGGCCGTGTTCAGTTGCGCCCGTGTGAATATCTTGATGCCGGTGCCTGATGGGCTGATCTCACAGTAGCCACTGATCTGGTCCTTGATAGCCTGCGCGTGGTCGGCTAGTGTGCCGGCCTCCAAGCAGTCATCAAGGTCGATGCCCATGATGCCGTCAGACCCATCGAACACAAACCCAACCCCATCAAACTTACCGGACTCATAGGCCTCCTGCGCGTGTAAAAAATCAGTCCACGTCTCAGGGTTTGTAGAACTGGCTGACGTACCGCTTGACTGCAGCGGCAGCTTCGCCCAACGCCTGCTTGATCCTTCCCCAACCTGTACGTACCTCCACAGTACCCACCGTGAGATTTTCTTGAGTGCTATCGGTATGTTCTCGAACTTCACTTCTAACGTCGTCGGTTTTTCCATCTATGGCCTCTATGCTTATAATAATTCCAAAAGGAGTCGCAATGTTAGGTCCGCCGTGGTTCAGCTTGTAGCTGAGTATGCGTGGTGAGCGCCCACAGGCTGTTGCTGCCTCTTTAATGCTTGAGTAGACAGCCGTGTGATACAGCTTGCCGTCATACGCCGCATCATCGCAGCCAAAAGTAATTTTGATTTTCATTTGGTCTCCTCCGCATTGAGCACCCTCAGCGCAAACGTCTCACGCTTGGCCTGCGCCTGTTCAGTGACGTCCCTCATCACCTTCAATCGCTCGTCCATCTCAACAACCACCGACCACCCGTACTTCTTGGCGGCTTCTTCGTCAGTCAGATCCTCCGCGACAATCCTATCAATCAGGCTGTTACTGGGGCCGTTGTCGTAGTCATGAAAGCGCACGATACCCTGATCCTCCGCGATGTACATAACCGCATACGGTATGGCTAACAGTAGCGGCAGTGCTAACCACCACTCCATGTAGGTAGTAAATAGCAGGCCAAAAAATGCACCCGCCGCGTAAAACAAATAGAAAACTGATTTCATTAGCAATCCTTTAATTTGGCAACTGAATAACCCATATTTCACGATGTGGAATCTGTCACGTTCCAGTCGTCCTCACCCTCAAAGTCTCCACGCGACATGCGCGCCCTGTTGTCCTTGATGTAGGCAGGCTCGTATTCACGCATCCAGACCTGTTGTAGCTCTTGATAACGCAAATAGGGCTCGTTAGGGATAAAGAGAGGCGTTGGCATCCCGTCATCCTTAACTAAGCCCAGTACGTCAGTCGGCCTGCCGTTCGCCTTCTTCCAATCCGCTCGTGCCTTACGCAGACGCAGGTGTGCCTCATAGACATCCTGCGTCCACTGTTTGGCCATCTCAGGCGGAAGCCTCCCCCGTTTAATATGAAACTCTTTTTGTTCTTGTTCCGTCATTTACGTTTTCTCCATAACTTACTCTTCGTGTCCTCAGGCGGTGTGTGCACCTTACCCTGCTCAATCGCACGCTTTAACATTTCAATCAGCGCGAAATTAAGCATGAACTTTACACCTTGCGAATTAACACGCAGGTGGCAGTCTGCGCTCCCGTCTGGATTGTCTTTGAACTCGGTCAACTGGATCATGATGTCATCATCCTTGTCCCAGTCTCTCAGGTCTGCCTCACCGACTGTGCTCATATTAGATACCTCGATGCAAATTCAAGTAATGAAATAAGCGCCATTCCCGCGCCGACTGAAATAAGAGAATTAGCTGTGTGATCCCTCCAATCTGTAAACCAAGCGTGTACAAAATACATGCGTATAATTTTACCCGCAAGAATCATCATTATTCCGATTGCAAATATCATAGGTCAACTTCCTTCCCGTAATGACTCAGCACCCTCTTGAATGCTTTCCTTAGCTTTAGTATTTGCTTTTTTTCTTCCTTTTTGTCCCAGCTGAACTTCGCTTGGTCCTTCTCGTACACTAGCCACTGCATCGCGTCCAACAGCGCTTGGACTACTATCTTGTCGGCCATCTCGTAATCCATCTCTATCATTAACTTCTGCATTGTTGTGCTCCTCCGTTAGTGCGTTCAGTATCGCCTGTGTGTATCCCATCAGGTCCAAGTTATCTACGCGCGGCGTTGCACCCCATACGTAGATCATGGTACCGCCGTGCTGTTCTGCTACCTTGATTATTTGTTCTTGATTCATCTGCGTGTGTCCCTTATCTCATTGATGACGTCTTGCAGGCGCCTGATCTCCATACGCAGGCGCTCAATCTCCCACCCCTGACTCGTGACCTTCTTCTTTAACTCTTCATAGGGTGATATCGGCGGCAGATCATCAGCTATCGGTTCTAACATCATTTTCCTCCACTGGTACATACAATCTGTTTTGTGTTTCAATCACACCCAAGTCAAAGTTGATCCACTTCAGTTTGCTTGTGATCACATGACCTGGACGTACGTCTGGGTGATTAGTCGCGTTCAATATGGCATAGTACCCGTCAGCCGTTCGGCGTAGGGTGTATTCGCCGCTGTAATAGACTACGTTCTTCATCGTATCACCTCCACCTCGTGTGGCGTCTCTAGCCACACACGCGCGCCACATGACAGCGGCTTATCTGGTGAGTAGACCACCTTGGACTCGCCCTTGATGGCCACCTCATGCGCATACGTGTTGCTCTTGTACGTCTTCACCGTTAACACAGGCAGCGTGTCACCCGTCTTAAGATTATGTCGGATATTATGCTGATTCACATGCACTATCGTCTTCATTGTTTGTTCTCCGCTTCTAGTTCGCGCATGTCCATCGCCACATCAGCGACACCGTGCCAGTCGTTGCGTGCGATCATCACGTGCAGGTACTCAATCAAAATAGCACGTTGTGTCCTGTAACTTGAGTAATCTTTTTCACCTTCATTCCATCGTATAATTCCTGATGGAGACTTAATTTCTTCATATGCTTTCATATATTGTCGTCCTTTAGTTCGGCGCCTGATAGTGCGCGCATCTCTGTTAAAAGTTTACCCAGTGGTTCTAACTTCATGGCACGGCAGCAACTAACCTGAATCGGGTTGAACATCCTGCCCGAGTCAGACTCCTCTACCACGTCCAAGTATTTATCAAAAAACTCCTTCACCGCGAGTCGTAGTTGTTCACCTTTCTTTTGACCTACGCGATGGCCGTTGATCCACGCGTCTGCTTCACCTGCCGTGTACTCTTGGTTCATTATGTATCCTTTTATCCATGCGGATTCTACTGGAATTGTGTTTGATATATCTATATTCCTTTCGGTCGTGCTGTTTTTGATCACTGGGTCGCTCATTTGCACCACTCCAATAAAGCCAAAAATTCGCCTGTTAATAAACCAAAACAAAATCCAACGCAGATACCCATGAAATAAATTTTCATAGCTCCTCCCCGTTCTGTTCTGCTACTCGGTTCATATCTCGTATAGCGTCAGCTACTCGGTTCATATCTCGTATAGTGTCAGCTGCGTGGTCATACGCCGCAGTGACTAATTGACTGTGCCACCTCGCTAGGCTGTTGCATAGCTTCGCGTTCTCCTCCTTCTCTACCGCACGACCCGCTAACCAACCCTGCCACGCCCAGTACGCCGGAGTCATTCGCGTGAACGGATTGTCTTCGTCATTCATTTCTCCGTTCCACCACTCATTGAACTTCGGATCTCTTGGCCATTCAGTTTTGTTCATTTTGGTTCCTCGCTATCATCATGGCGTCAGCCGCCTCATAAGCGGCCTTCGCGTATACCATTACGTCTCTGTCCGGTATCGTGTCTGTGGTTAACAAGGCCTGCACAATTGCCGCCGCAAAGTAGTCGCGCAGGTCCATGCCCTCTTGGTAAAACTTTGTGTTCGCTGCAAATGCCTTCATAACTCCCTCGCCTTCACCAGTGACTCGAACGTGGCCCACATGCGCTTGAACTTATAGTCGTAGACCGTGGCCAGTGCGTTCATGTCGCCGGCGCCGGCGCCCATCTCGCGCAGTAGCCGTATGTCGTCTATGATATGCCACGCTGCTAGTATCTGCTCCTCCAGTTCGAAGCGGTCAGTGGTGGTGGTGGGTCTTGGGGCCTGGACCTGTGCGTGTCCGGCTGCTGATGGTGTTGCTGTGTGTTGTGTTGTCATTTTGATAACGCGGGAGTCGCGCCCATGTTGGTGGTTAAGTTAATAAGTGAGAGGGCCTTCTGTTTGGCCTTGAAACGCGCGGACCTCTCTGCCCCTGACATACGTCTGCGCTTCTTGTCCGGCTTGTTGCCAATTTCATACACTGGGAACGCGTCCCTACCCATGTTGTCGGTTTCCCATGATGCTATATAAACAATCTTGTGTTTCTTGAAACACTTGAACAGGTTGTTGGCAGTTTGGATATGCAGGCCCGTTAGCTCAATGGCCTCTCGTGCTGTCAACGGGCCCTCTAATAGCTCTTTGAAAATAAGCGCGTAGGCTGTTTGGTTTACCTTGTTAATCATTGGCGTTCTTCTCCCGTAGTTTGGCCTCGATGGCGAGAGCGTATTTTTTTCTGTCGTCTTCAAATTCTCTACTATCGCATAAGTATCTTTCCTCATCAGTCAGCCCGACCCATTTGGTACGGTACCACTCCTTTTCAGAGTATAGCAGTCTGATGGTTTGCGCGGCCATTGCTCTGGTTAGCCTTGATTCCGCACCTATATCTTCAAGCTCGTCGGCTCGGATCAAAGGCTCTGGTCTTTTATCCATTGGTGTTCTTCTCCTTTAGCTTGGCCTCGATGGATTCGGCCATTTTTAAAAAATTAGATGAACTCCATGCAGCAAGTTCTCTTTCAGCATCCGTCAGCCCTTGCCATTCTTTCTTTGTGTCATGCGAGGTTTGATCCATCATTACTGTGCGTGCCAATGCTTCGCAGGTTTTGCATGGTGTTGGATCTTTGTACAGCGCAGTCCATCTATCAGGGTAGCGGTCTAAATCGTTGGGTCGTGATTTAGTAAACCCACCATCAATAAAATTGTGTATCCACGCCACCGGCTTTTGCTCTGTTGGTACGTCATACACAGGCAAAGAACCAAACAAATTTGTCACAGGCTCCGGTTTATCCATTGTTCTTCTCCTTTAGCTTGGCTTCGATGGCTTAGTACATTTTTGTATTTTCATTGTGGATCTTCCATTGTGGCTATTGATAGCTGCTCATGGAATTTAGCGGCAGCTCTTATTACTTGCGGGTTGTAGTTAATTACGTTGTTCTTTAGTGTATATAGTATTTTTTCCAGTTGATCTAGTTCATCTTGTGTTTCAATAACTATAGTGACTGGTCTGAATTGTGGTTTCCCAACTGTGATATTCATCTTAGTTCCTCAGGAATATTTATTTCATCGCCAAACCTACTCGCTACGTAGCACCGCATTGCTGCGATGAGTGGGGTTTGCCCGTGTTGTTTGCCGGCTAACCATAGTGGTTCGTAGTAGTCTCCTTTCTCATTTCCTTGAGGGAAATACATCTGGTTGCCTTTACGTATATTTATACCTTCTCGCTGAATGATAGCCCCGCCCTGATCCCAATAAGTAGTTGGCGAATATGCGTTGTAGTACGCCATCTTCTTGGGAAATCTTACTCTTTCCATTGCCAGTTCGTTTTGCTCACACTTCGCTACCGCCCAATCAAGGGCAGCACCTGTAAGTTCATTTGTTTTCATATGTTCTTCTCCTTTAATGAGTAATTACAAGCTTCAGACACTTGTTCGTACACGCCCCATGCTTTCAGCGCATCAATACCAATAAGCGCGTAGCCTTCTGGTACTTCGTACTGTGGTGGGGCGGTGTAGAGTGGCGTTACGTTCCGCACCATCTCGTCCATGTATGGCTTTGATTGTGAAAAGACGTTGAAAGCCCACTGCCTGCCACGCAGATCATTTTCTCGGTACTTAGCTTGGTCAAACCGCCACGCCACCGGCTTTTGCTCTGTTGGTACGTCATACACAGGCAAAGAACCAAACAAATTTGTCACAGGCTCCGGTTTATCCATTGTTCTTCTCCTTTAGCTTGGCTTCGATAGCTCTGACAAATGTTTCGATACGGGTTACCCCGTAAGGTGAGCTTTTTTGTGCCCATTCCCATACCTTGTCAATATCTGTTTTGGTAAGGCTTTGCCAATAAATTTTTTCTTCAGGTATTTGTTCCTCAATTATTTGTCCGTCTACAAACCATATTTTTTTCATGTCGATTGTCATGTGTTCTTCTCCTTCAAAGCTTTTTCTAATATGCGGTACATACCCAAGGTGCTTGTCGCGCCCATAGCTGCACATTTAAGTTCGTAATGCAAAGTGTTTATCTCCTCATTCGTTAGCCCAACCCATTCGCGCTGTGGTGGTGATGCAAAAAGAGGCATTGATACAGTTGGCTTCCCGTGTGCCCAAACTTTCCAGTCTGTTTTGTCAATGTCGTTTGCATTCATCCAGCACACCGGCACCAATGGCTTTCCGGAACCAACAAAGTTTTCCATGTTTATTATTTTCAGTTCAGGCTTAGTCTTAGGGCAATCTTTACAATACCCGCCAATACCACACTGTCCACCGTCACATTCTGCTGGCTCAGGCTGCGCTAGTTGCGCTTCCAATCCCTCAATCCGCTTTGCCATCCGTTGTTGTTCCTCAACCATCACAGCCATTGCGTCCCAATCTGGATTAAATTTGTTCTCTGGCTGCGCTAGTCTGGCGCGTAGGGAATCGGTCACGCCGTATTCACAATTTACATCAAGTTCTGCTGTTACTAGCGCACTCAACGCTTGCTGCATCAGTTCTCGGTCAGTCATTGATCTTCTCCTTTGGATCTGCCAGTCCAACTCTGCAAGCAAGTCCTCTATCGTGTCGCCGTGTCCTGTGGCATAACCATGTTTCACCATCCATTTCGCTACTTTCTCGCGCTCGGCAACTGTAGTTCTCTGCTCCGGTTCAGGCTGCGCTAGCCTGGCTCGTATGGATTCTATGTATGGAACAAAATCGTAATAGTTTATGCCTCCTGGGGTATCCCAGGCATCTAGTGTTTGCTGTAATAGTTCGCGGTCAGTCATGGTGGTCTACCTCCTCGGCTAGTCTATCATTATTCAATGCGTCCAGACTGATGGGCTGACGCTGCGATATCAGCAACAGGTCACGGACCTGCGCGTCAGACAGGCTAGAAGCCTCTACAAGCTCTTTTTGAGTGGGCTCCCTACCCAACCCTTGGGTGAGCTTCGTTTTCGCCTTGTAGAGCCGTCTAATGCCTTCCTGGACGTTTACTGGAATGGCTATAAGATGTTCGCCGTTCTCGATTGCACGAAATACCTTGCTGTAGATCACGCCCCTTGCATAAGTGGCAAGTCGGTGTGTCGGCTTCCACGTCCTGATGGCCCCCATCAACGCGATGTTGGCTTCTTGGATCAGGTCCTCCCTAGTCATGGAGCCTGGTAGGTTCCACGCAGGTAAACGCTTGACTATGTAGACAGCCAGTCCTAAATTAGCTAATACTAGTTTTTCAAAAGCTTCTTCATCTCCGTGCAGCATGCGTTCACGTAGCTCCTTTTCCTCATCAAAGGTCAGAAGCGGTTGCTTTTTTGACATGGTGTCACCTCATTAAAAAAGGCCGCTTGTGCGACCTTGTTGTTAATTATACTGGCAGTTTATTTGATTTGGATAGATTTTCTTTTGCCGGTATGACCCTTAGATTCCATGGGACATGCAGCCCACATACGTTTACGCCTTGTAGTGGGACTATATGATCCACATGGTAGGGTACGCCTGTTTGGCATTCAAGCTGCATCGATTGCCTATATACGTTTTCGATTTCTTGTTCTTGTGTGGTTGAAAGCCAAAGAGGTGTGGCTTGCAGTTTGAGCGCACGCCTTTTAGCTGTTTTAGCTCGCATTTTGTCCGCGTTGGTTTGCTCATATCTTTTTTGATAATCAGGGTTTGCCTCTTTGAAGGCGCGTTGTTTTTCTTTTAACTTTTCACGATTAGCTTCTCGATATGCTGCTTTTTGTATTTGTATCTGTTCAATATTGGCTTCGCGATATTCTTTATTGTATTTAGCTTTTTCATCTTTGGTGTTTTGGTATCTTACTTTTTGTTGCTGAGATATTTTTTCACGGTTGGCTTCATACCGTTTTTTGGAATTAGCAATATGGCATTCTTTACAATGTGGATAATAATATTTACCTTTGGGGTAAAAATTGTCGAACGACTGTTCAACTTGGCAAGATTTGCAAGTTTTCATTTTGACACTCCGTTTAGTGGTTGGTGCGGTAGTGGTGAAACGGCACCACAGGGGAGCTACCCTTTTCCCGCGAGATAGAGAGTTACCTCTCTACCTGAAACTACCCATAAACCAGCGGCCCATCGCCCAAAAAAGCATGTTGCCAAAAAGTAACCTATATCCAGTTTTGTCGGGCTGTTCAGGTTGTCGGGGTATGTTTACTCTTTCTAGATATTTTTCTCGTTGAGATTTTAAAAGAGAAAATAAATAGAATAGACCCCGACAACTTGAACAGCCAGACAAAATCAAGGACTTAGCGCAACTTTTGTCAGGAACTTTACAAAATGTTAATTATCAATAAAGCAAAGTATTATCAAAAGGGTAATTGCAGTCATCCGATAGTTGCCAAAAAACAAAATGGCAACTAGGGACAGACCCACGGTTGGTAAATAGGCAATCATGTCGAAATCCTAATAGTTTTACCTTCTGGAAAAGCAGACAGGCATCGGTCAATAACCTCACCCCGAGTAGGGGCAAGGTACGTGCGGCCTGTCTTGATGATGACTAACTGCCAGAGTGATAACTCTGGCACGTAGCTGAGACAGGTGCGGATGATCATGCTGTGTACTCCTCTCCATCTATACGCAGGCTGCGTATGGTGTCGCGGTTGATGGCACGGTAGCCATCGTTCTGGACATCGAAGATCGTGATGTACTGGTTGGGGTCCAGTGTGGACTTGCCGCCCTTCAGACGGCTAGTCACACCCAGACGACCCACCAACACACGCTCACTGCCGTCCTTCTTGATGAAGGTAACGGATATGAACTTACCATTGGACTGCTCGATTAGATCTGTAAGCTTGCTCATGCTGTTCTCCTTGTTTACTGGTTAACTTGTTTGGTCCTACATATAGATGGTCAAACGGCACCATTTAAAAGCCCATTATCAAATAGACAATGACGAATATAAAGCCTGCAATACAAAAGCCAGTGACCAGTGAGTCTGGGTCCAACCCACTGGACTCATTACCTTGCTGCGTGTGGATGGGGTTGGCCCAGTTGTGATACGTGCACTCTTCACTGGTGCGGGGGGTTTTGAAGTATGACTGTTTCATGGTGCTCTCCTTAGTTGTCGTAGTGGTCGATGTAGTTGGCGATTACGCACAAGCAGCCTGCAACTAGGCCGTTTGATGCGTGATATTGTATGTCAGGCTCGCTCTCGTGCCAAGCCACAAAATTTTCAGGGAATAGCTCAGACTTGGCAAACTTGACCTTGTGTTTCTGTAACAGGCGTAGCCCTGGATCTGCCTCACTGGACCATGGCTGTGCCCATGTATCCTCAATGATAGCGATCATGTGGTCCAGTTTACTTAATACTACTTTGTTATCGATTACCATCTTGCTTCTCCGATCTGTTCAAATAGTGGTTTGTTGTAGTTGGGTACGACTTTAACGGGTGGGTGATAATTAATTAGGCCCTGCTCAATCATATCACTGGCAGTGCGCCCGAACCATCCTTGTAGGCGCCATGCTAGGCCTGAGTCTACTAGGTACTGCCACGCTGCTATTACTTGCTCCTCTGATTCTGCGGACTCATAACCCTCCGCGATACCGACTGCTAGACTTGGTGTCATGCTGTTTTCTCCTCATAGTTGTTAAAACTTTCTGCTGCGTTGCACTCTGGGCAGCGCGATATTGTGTTGTCTGAGTAGCTGTCGTTGACGTACTCAACGTCATCCCACTCGCATACGTGGTCGCACGCATCACACTGCGCCTTGGTAGTTGTTGTTGTCATGATGTTACCTTTCTGCCTTAGCGGCTTTTTCTCGTAGGTTTTCTTCAATGTAATTGCGGCAGTTGTCTGACATGCCTGCTTCGATGTCTGGCACTGCGTTGCCGTCCATGTCGTACAGGGACCATACGACCTCGGTGTATCCGTAGTAGTCTACGTCGCTGTCCCAACTGTTGCGGTTGGGACGTTGGTACGTGTAGTCGGTGCTGATTGCTTGATACTCAGTACCGCAGGGTGCCTCGTAGTAGGCAATGATTGGCTCTTGTTTCATGGTTACCTCCCTAATGCTTTGTTGATGTAGTCGTCAGCGAACACGCTGAATCCGCCGACGTTCCACTTCATTACGTCCTGTGGTTTGCAGCTCTGCTTCCAGTCATAGACGCTGACCACGGTGCCGTCAGCGAACTTCAGGTGCCACTCTGCCTGTGTCTTTTCGTTGTCGCCGCGCTCTGGCTCACCGAAGGCGTCTACTAGGTCCCAGTAGCTGGCCTCGATGTAACCCTGCAGTGATGTGCCGTCTATGTTTGCGTGTGTAGTGAATTGCATGGTGTGCTCCTGTTTTAGTTGTGAATGTGTGCCCTACATACATATGGTCAAACGGTGGTATTTAGCTCTTGGATCAATTGTTGCGCGATGGCGCGCGCTTTATAAATGTTGTCAATCAAATGCTGTTTCTTGACTGAGTAAAAGCGGCCAGTCAATTCAGAGATAGCGAGAATGGAAACAGTGTAATGCCCTGCGCGACTTTTCGTGATACTGGTTTTGTATTTGGTTGTCATGGTGTGCTCCGTGGTTGTTGGTCTCATCAGCACTGGCTCTACCAGTGGACCGGCTCACGCCGGTTTCGACCTATGCGTACTGGAACTCGCGAATCAGTGACGTCTCGACTGTGCGCTGCAGTGTCCACGACTTCAGTATCTCGAGTGCTGCGCGTTTTGTCTCGAATGCGTTTACTTCAATGTCATACTGGTTGTACAGCCTCCAGTATTTGTCTTCTGACATTTTATCTAAAGTAAATGAGTAGCCGTGCAGTGTGATTATGTAGCTGCTTGCTCTGTGTTTTGATACGTTTAGCATGATGTGCTCCTGTTTTGGTTGTGTACCCTACATACATATGGTCAAACGGCACCATTTAGAACTTGATGAAATACTCTGGATTGAAACCGCCCCACTGCGCTGCGCGCTGTCCTACCAGTGCACCGACGCGCTGCTCTGGTGTGTAGACTGCTACGCAGTCCTGCTGCAGTATGTCACTGATAGCAAGCGCTTCAGCATAC